TTGCGGCAAGTGCGGATATGACTGCGGTCTAGTGGGATCGAGATCTGTGCAGTAATGCCGCCATTGACTGAGAAGTTGGTTTTTTGGCCTGTCCTGACTGGTTTGTAGAACAGCACGTTGCCTGGATTATCGGGTCTGCCATCTGGAACGGGATTGCCTTCAGGGTCAAACGCACCAGTAATATCAAGCGTGTCATAGACCGGTTCGTTGTAATAGCGTTCATACGGATCAGACCAGCCAGTAGTCGAGCTAAGGAAAGGGTTAATCGTCAAGCTTGCACCTTGGCAGCTGACGCCATTGATGACAGAATTAAAGGTCTTAGACGGAGTCACCTGGACAGCCTGGTTTGTAACCGATCCACTACTGTTTGCGACTGGAGCGGCAGTGCTTGAGACCTGAGCATTTACCGGCCCAGCCAAAAACAGCAGAGCTGCTAAAACACGCTTCATTGTGTAAAGGTGCTGGTGGTCTCCGTAAGTGATTCGATGTCAGTCTCTCTATTTATAATCGTGTGATTTGTAAGCCCTGGCCCTTGGAGCGTTTCTACAAAGGAAAAAGCAGCGCCTGGCTTAACGATGCTCCATGTTGGTCTAGATGCAGGATCAAGCCCAGTCCATTTGCTTGAAACACCGTTCAATGTATTGGTGGTCGTGGTCAGGCTTTGTGGGGCGAGCCCGCCAGAAGATTGAATATTTGTGCCGCTAGCTGTGTATTCATAACCCGTGCGATATTCGTAGGAGTTGATGACTTCAATCACTTTGGACGTTGTTTTTGTCGTGCTCGAAAGCGTGCCTTGCTGGAAGTTAGGAACGATTGGTACGGCTGCTGCTGGGGCAGCCAAAAGCAACAACAGCAGGATTTTCACTTGATAGTCAGCTCCTGAATAACTTGGCCAATCGCAGTAGTACCAGCTCCACCTGCAGTGATTGCTAATGCACCATCAGTCGCAATTGTTCCCGCCAGAGTGCCTGCTACACCGCCCGAAGTTGTAGTGTTGCTGCCAAAGATAGGCATAGCTGGTACTACGCCAGCAGTAACAGTTGTTGAAAGCACGGTTGGAACGTCATCACCTTCTATGTACGACTCTGTATATGAAAAGCTGTCACCAGCAGTAGTAATACTGTAAGCACCAGGAGTGTAGCCAAGAGCAGTGCCGGAAGTAAGTGTCCCCAAAGTAGGAGCAGTACCCAAAGTGACGTTAGAGCCAGATACCGCCACTGAAGAAGGTACGCGCGTTGAGATTGATCCCGCTCCATCAACAGTTAGCGAAATTGAAGACTTGATAGCGTGCGTAATGTCTGCCGAAGCAGGACTTATCGCAAAGAATGTTAGGCACGATACAAAGAGAAAACGTCTCATTTGGGTTTAGACGTAGGGGTTTGTTCCTTAATTGTAGGCTCTTCTTTTTTGGACTTTTTGTTGCCACCAACAGCTAAGCCAAAAGAGGCTGCCGTGCCACTCAAAATGGAAGCTGGGTAGGTTGGGTCTAGTGACTGCTTGAACACACCAAGGTAGTTTGCCGTCAAGATTGCCATTGCCCACGCAAGCAAAACAACCTTGATGACATCACCTAAACGTGAGTTGTCGTTTTCTTGCTCTTGCTTAACCTGTTCTTCTGCCATGATGAGTTCACGCTAGAGGTCGAATGGTGGTTGAAATCTGGGCTGCTGTGGCAGGTGCTAGTGCGGGAGTCGTGGCCTCCTCCTTCAAAACAGCTAACCGTGAGACACAGCATGGAAGGGATTCGTTAGTGCGTCTGACTTCAGCTGTCGATAATTTAGCCAATCGAATGGATGTGCTCCACGCTGATCTGAGGGTTAGGGATCAAGAGCTATTTCAGCGCATATCAACGTTGGAGCAAGATGTGGCAAGGCTTGAGGGACACGCTAATAGGAATTAGACTTTCGGCACATTCAGGTTTCCGATGCTTCTATTAATCCGCCCGATCCTGTTTCGTTTCTTGCAATCAAACGGCGTCAAAAAGCTCGTGGTTGATCTTTTGACCGCATATTGCAAAACCACCGACAATACCGTTGACGACAAGGTGGTGGATTTCGTCAAAGTAAACCTATTCCCAGGAACTCGCGTTGAGCACTAAATGTGGGTTTGGGTCGTAGTTGTGGCTCTATCGTTGCTTCCTTTCTTCCATTGGTTCCGTGGCACTCCTCACCAACTTGCCGCTGTTAAAGAGCTTGAAGAATCCTTGCCTCAAGAGCTACTTGAGGAAGACGCCGCCTGGGTTGATGCGTGGAAAGCATCAGGCATTGATCAACAGGTTTACATTCCCTACTTCAGCCAGCTCGACAACGGCAGCGGCCAAGGTTATCGAGAATGTTTCTCAAGTGCAGCCGCGATGGTTGCAGCGCATTTTTCGCGCGTCAAGACAGATGATGAGTACAACAAAATCCGTGACAAGTTTGGGGATTCAACCTCTGTTGAGGCACAAATAAAAACGCTTGAGAGTTTGGGGTTGAACGCTCAGTTTCGGACTGATGGTGACGAAGAAATGATCGAGATGGAGATTGAAATGGGCAGAGTGGTCCTGGCAGGAATTATGCACCGGGGCGACCTGCTACGCGGCGAGTCACCAATGTGTAATGGGAATGGGTGCGGTCATTGGGTGGTTGTGACGGGCTATACAGGTAAAAACAGCAGCGATCCTGGCTGGGTGGTTAATGATCCAAAGGGGAAAATTGACCTGGCCCGTGGAGGGCATTCAAGTGCTGCAGGCGAGCGAGTAGAGGTAAGGCAATCAGAGTTCAGACCACGTTGGCAGGTCGATGGCCCTGGAACAGGCTGGGTAATCTTGGTGGACGATTTGTGAATTGGGGATATATCAGTGCGTTTTGGACGACAGTCGTGATGAACTGTGTTCAACCCGTCAATTGGGAAGCTTGTTTACCGGTGCATGAGTGGCTAATCCCTGCCGCGCATGATTACATTCGGTTTAGAGAAGGGATTTACGCCAGTGAAAAACGAGCCCTTGAACAGTTTCGATTGGATGGTGGTCAAGCCGCCGACCCTCGAAGAAGAATTAACCCTTGAGCGATCGGTGAGGTCCATCGAAGACTGTGACAACGTCGAGGTGTTGTCTCAGTTATGCGTATCCATGGCCCGCCAAAATTTCAGCCAAGGAAAACTGCTCAAGCAGGCGGTTGGCCATATTGCCTTACTTGATGCCGTGCTTTCTGGCGGAGAGCAGAATCCCTAAAAGCTTTTTCAAGTGCGGTTAGCCTTGGGTTGGATTCGTGCATAGTTTCTTGCACGCGGTTTTGAGCTGCACGGATGTTGTCCATAGGACGTGTCGTCCAATTCGGGTTTGCAGCCATGGCTTAATTATTCAGATTTGGTCTCATCGCCGTTATAGAGACGTGTCAAATAGTTGTAAAGCCATTCGGCCTGCCAGTCCTGCTCGTGATAACGAACAACGCCAGCAGCTTCTACGCGCCAAACCAACTTGCCATCTTTTTCGACCTGCTCAATAGTTGGCTTCATCTCAAAAGAATAGGCACGGTGGTTAGCCGTGCCCTTGAATCAATCAGAAATCAACTGAGCTGTTGCCTGAGATTTGTTGCAGGTTGATCGAGCCAAAATCACCGTATTGACCGGTCTGACCCTTGCCGTTTAAGTAGAAGCCTTCGACTTCAATCTCTTCTTTCTTGGCAAAGTCCCAGACCTTGCCTGGCTTGATGCGATCAGATTCGCCAGCCAGCTTTTGCAGGTAAGACGCAAGCTCAAGGATCGATTGCTTGGTCACGAATAAGGACAACTGCTTAGGTTGCTTGCCTTCTGTATCAAAACGGTTTTCACCGACAGACCATTTGATTTGGTGGGTAAGAGCGGGGACGAAATCAGCCATTAGGTTTTTTGTTGCGAAAGAATTGAGAAATGATCAGGCTTAAAGCCTGGTTTTGGTTGTAGCCCCGAGACTTCATGAAGTGCCGGACCGACATGGCTAGATCAGTGTCCAGCCGAACTTGGAAATGAAGGTGACTTCGTTCTCTGTCACGCTTGGCTTGTGCTGTCTTTTCATCGTCAGACATAGTTTTTCAAATGGGTATTCATCCAATCTTGATGGCGCTTGGCCGTCAATGCTGGGGCAACCTTTGCGTCAGGCCCGAGATTAAAGTCCCGTCGAAAGTCCGCACAAAATCGAGCAAGGTTGTCAGGCGTTAGCTCTTTGACAAGGCCAAGGCATAACTCTCGATCTTCTTTTGATAGCGGTTGATCTTTGTCGGCAATGCCTTCAATCTTTGCTGCAGGCTTAGCCGCTGCTTTTGCTGGTTTGATCTCTGCGGAATCGGCAAAGTCACCGTCAACATCCATGTCGGCTGTAAGGCCAAGGATGGCGAGTAGGCTATAACGCCTTGAATAAGTACAGCTTCCACCAAAGTCGTGCAGTGGATTTTTCCCTCGACCACCGACGACCATGGGCAAACGGCTGATGAGTTGACCACCGCTGACATGGAGCAACTGTGTGACAAGCACAGGGTTGTTGTCATGGCTGCTTGGCTCAAAACCTTGCGAGACAGCCAACCCGTTCTTGATTAGATGCGGGGTCACAGTCGAAAGGACAGTCTCAAGATCAGCAAAATTTCCATACTGGGCTTTTGCTGTTTTGTTGATTGCTGGAACGGTTTTGTGAAAGTTGACTAAAGCTTCAACTAATGGCTGCAATGGTGATGATGGCGGAGGGTTGTTCGTTTCTGGCATAACGTTTTTGAGCATTTAGAGCAATCACCTGGGCATCGTCGTTAAAACAAATTTCAGTCAAGCCATCTAAAACAGCGCGGCTTAATTTGTCTACGTCCCCGATGCGTGCGGTGCAATGAGAAGGGGCTTTTGGCTTGAGTTCTCCGTTAGTGCGGAAGTGGCCTTTTGGTCTGGCAAATATGAAAGTGACCGAGACCAAAATGGGCTTATCCATCATGGCATACCAGCCATCAGGTAAAGCCTCAAGAGCGGCATGTTTAACGTCTTGTCTCCATGGTTTCAGCCTTTTACTTGACTCAAGCAAAATACCTCTGCCGACATGACGCTTGCTGCCTTGTGGGGCAGGTTTACCAAGGACGGTAAACGTGAAACTACTTGGGCAGGTTGTCGAAAGCGTTGTCAATTGCAGAGTTCAGCAAAGCCAAGGCAAGCGTAGTCGGTGCGACTTTGCGTTGCTGCACTTCAATTGTTTGGCCTGCAACTTCGACTTCAACGGTATAGCCAGAAGTCGTGTCTGAAAGCTTCATGAGCTTTTCTGCGCGGTCAGCGTCAAGGTTGATAGCGACTGATTTCATGGTGTTAGTTGGAGAGAACGGGACTTACGCAATAGCCGCCCAAGGTTTAAAAACCTGACGCAGGCGGCAAAGATCCAGAACGAAAATTAACCACATCAAGCGACTTGCATTTGCCCTTTGCTTTGACGGTTTTCAAAGTCTTTTCAGTTATCTCAATTGATCTCTTCATCTTTTTGTGAAGCTCTAAAAGCTCAGAATAAAAAGAGGAAACAGATCTAGCCATCCCGAAAAGTATATCTTCCTTAGATTCGTCTTTATGCAAAGCGACGCACTCAAGAGCATTTTCAATCATTTCAACTTTTTCTACCTGCGTGGTGCTATCAAAAGAATCGTTATACATGTCAAGAAAGTCTTCAATGATTATCCTTTGATCAGGTATTTTTACGGTGTAATCAACGGTGCCATCATTGCGCCTGTACTTGCGAACTATTCCAACCCCACCTATTTTTTTGAACGTTGAAATACGTTGCTTGGGCATCTGCTTTTGATCGCCTGTTAGCCAAAGGTGGTCAAACCTATGGCCATTCTTTCTTTTTAGAGATTCTTGCACAGAACCATCTTTATCCCACGGCACTACATAAGGCTTGGACAAGCAAATCCATGCTCTATTGTGTCGCGTGCCTGTCTCCCATCCTCCGAATGCGACAAATTTGTTTTCAAAAAAGGCAAGTGTTTTTCTCATAGGTCAAAAATCAAACAATTCGGGTTGTTCGATAGTTGTAGGCTTCTGAGGCAAAGCCCATAGGTGCTCTTTTTTGCCGTAAATACCTTTTGTTGTTTTCTGTGTTTTGACGATTTTTTCGTCATCAGTCAAGTTTGTCATTGCTCGCCTAATCGACGTGATGGGCCACTCTTGGCCAAGGGCCTTGTAAACCATCGACGGGCTCATGGGCGTCCTTGTCATTTCAAACAGTCCAAGAATGACGTCTGATTGTTTCGCAGCTTTTGCAGACGACTCAGAAGCCTCCTCAAGGTTTTCTTGATTAGTGTTGTAAAAGGGCATTAGCGCAACCCTTTACAAGCGCGTTGCCAGCCCTGCTCGCAGTGTGTGACCTGTTGCTGGTTGTGAACGCTGGTCAATGTGACCCAAGTAGCGGCACAAAAAAGCACACCAAACACAGCGCAAACAAGGAAGTTTGTCTTTTCAGGCTTGTTGCCAGGGTTGTAATAGCGGGGACGTGATTTCATGAAGAAGAAGGGATGATGTGGGGCTCTCGCCTGAACAAATGGTGGCATACCCGGGCATACCTGTCAAGCAACGTGCTTCCACGTCCTGCCAACAATTGCATTCCAAGCCACCTTCTGGGATACATCCCAAATCAGCCCGCACTCAAAAGAGCTGACACCAGTGGCTGCAAGTGCTCTCATTTCGCGCACCGTGTCATCAGTCAGTTTTGAATTGGGCTGTTCTTCTCCCTTGCGATAAAGAACCTGCTTCCTTTGTGCGATCTCTTCTGGGCCTTGAGTGGTCACAAACTTGTGGTCACAGACAGTGCATTTCCTGTAACGACGAATTTCTCCTGGCTTTTTTTTGTTGATAGAGATGACACGACTGCTGCTCGAGCACTTTGGGCAATCCATTCAGAAATCAGGCAACTCAACAGAAAATCGATCCCAAGCCTGCTGCCAGGCTTCGAGGCATTCTTCTGGGTCTTGCTTGATCACCTTACATTTTTCGGGGCCGCTTACAACGGTGACGCACATCCCAACCGTGATATTTGGCTGGCAACCAGAAAGCAGGCTGCAATATGCCCCTAGCTGGGCCGTTGCTGGCTTGCGGGCTGCAATTGCTTTTTTGCTGCTGACCGTTTTCAGATCTCCCAAGATGACCAGTTGCTTGCTGGGCTCCAGCCCTTCCTCTTTCAAGCGAATCAAAAAGTCAAAGCTGCCGCCGAGGCTTTTGTATCTGTCCATGACCCTGTATTCAGTGGCCAAGGTTTCAACGCCTTTGAAAAATGGATCGTCAAGCAGTGGATCAAGCCACGGCGACCATTTGTCATCAACAATCTGTGGCTCATTAAGAAGCTGCAGTTCCAGCGCCTTATGGATTGCTGTTCCTCTGGCAGCCCATCCATCAGGGCCGTCTTTGTATTTGTCGATCATTGCTCGCTTGAACGGCGTCATGTCAACGTTCAACACATCAGAAACGTTGTGCGCTAGCCATTCGCCGCGCCATCGATAACGATGGGAAGGCTCATGAAGCTCAAGCTCTGGGACCGGGTCAAGCATTAAAGGGTTGCAGACTGTGCGCAGTATGGGCATAATTTGCCAGCAAAGCAATAGCAAACCATGCGCGAATTGGAACCAATTGCAGGTACTCACGTAAGGCTGGATCCTCGCGTGCTGGAGGCCGTAGAGGCCAAGCGTCCTATAGGGGTGTCTCGAACCGGGTGGGTCAACCTGCTGCTTCAAAAAGCCATCGCATCAGAGCCGGATGCACTCCCTCGTGACTGATCTCAACGCAGAAGAGCGAGCCTTTGATCTGTTGCAGTGGGTGCCGTATTCGCTGCCGTCGGAATACGACGAAGAGAAAGCAATGTGCGGCAAATACAGCGCCATGCAACGGCAACGCTCAGACGCTGCGCTAGACGCATGGGATTTAAAAAACCCTTATGAGTCGAGCGAAGAGCTGACATCCTTTCGCGAGTTGAGACGCCTTGGCGTTTACACCGACGACGATTATTTTTCACCATCATTGGCCTCTGATGCCTTCTACCGAAAAACCCTTAAGCAGCACGCCACCACTTCAGCAAGCGTTAACAGCCCTAGCTCTGCACGCGGAAACGTTGATCCAGTCCGAAAGGGAACGGGATTGGATGCCCCTAATGCGAAACAAGGCTTTCGACCTCGCCGTTCACGACGATGCTCGCGATCCTGAGCTAAAGGCATATCTTGACGCAGCAGAACGTCGACTTCACAAAGGCAACGTTTACAGAGCAGGTCAACAGCTACAGGCCACCGAATCTGTTTTCTTGCTCGACGGCATGATCAAGCTTGGCGAGTCCAACGTAATTATTGGTCAGCCCAAGGTTGGCAAGTCATCCTTTTCAACCGGTCTGATTGCAGCACTACGCGATCGCATACCTCAGTTTTTGGGGCGTGATTTAGCAACGCCAAATGAGCGCATGCCTGTTCTTGTATTTGGCACAGACCAAAGCGAGGGTGACTGGCTGCATTTGTTGCATCGCGAAAGCTTGGTTGCAGAAGATCAAACACTGAAAAGTGACTCGGTTGATTTTTTCTGCAGCATGGAAACTGGCGAGCAATACAACTTTACGAAAGATGGTATTCGTCGGATGCGTGAGGAGATTGAAAAGCACCAATTTCCGCTTGTAATTATTGACTCGTTGAGTTCAATGATGGAGCCAACTGGCATTGAAGAAAATACGTCGCGTTATGCACAACCCATACGAAATGCGATTAGCCAGTTACGCAAAACTGGGGCCACTTTGGTTGTTATCCATCACTCTGTAAAACGCCCGACGACGTGGGATTGGATCACGGAATGTCGGGGCAGCAGCTCGATCAGCTCGGTTTTTAGCTGGGGCGTTTTGATGCGCTGGGTTGCACAAGAGGAAGAGGGCTTAGCCCGCATCGACAAGCGCGTGGGATTTGCTGGCAAGGGTCGCGGCGCCAATGAGTCTGGCGGGGTGATGGGCCAGTACATGCCAGAAGGCGGTTGGACCTACCTAGATGGATTGGAAGAGGCTCAAAAAGTTGAGCGTGCTGGGCAGCGCATTATGGAACTGGGCGGGGTACGCGCATCGGTCTTTGATTACCTGACCCTGCGGACAGGATTAAACGCAGACGTATCGGCTGAGGAGCTTGCTACGGAGCTGGACAAGCAAAAAGGCCATGTTTCGCGTGAGCTGAGAGCACTCAAGGCGAAGGGTTTGGCTGAGCCTGTAAGGACAGAAGAAACAGGATCAAGGCCACGAATTTATTGGATGGCGAGCCCTGCGGCGATGGAATGGTCCCTGGGGGGCTCAGAACCAGGATCTAATGGATCTGTTGGATCTTTTCCAATTAAATCCATTAAATCCAATATATCTAACTCCCAGGACGATACAAGCGTACTACCCTCTGAAGCAAAAGATCCAAGCTCAAAATCAATAGATCCAAAGACCAAAGTCGAAATCCGCAGGGGTGACGAATGGGCCGGTGGGTTTATCGTTCGCAACGGCTCTGACCTCAACAAGATTTCTGTTGAGCGTCTTGGCAATCCAATGGTGACGATTAGCAACCTGCGTTGGGAGCTAGACGTGCGCCCTTGTCAAACTGGCTCGCAAGAGCCTGAACCAACTGAACTATTTGATTTCTAATGTCTGAATCTGGTAGAAAATTCCCTATCAGGGTGGATGTCCGTTTGACCGTTGAGGAACGCGACGCCTTGAACGCTGAAGCAATGCAACGCGGCATTCCGCGCCAGGAGCTGCTCAGGGCTCGTGTGTTGAGCGAAGCGAACCAGCCTGCCCCTGTCCCGCCGATCAAGCCCGTGCATTACTCCAAAGGCCGCGATGTCATCGACAGGGCCATGGATGCTGTCAGCCGCCGCTATGACATTCCTAGCAAGCAATTAGAGCCGTTGATCTGCACGGTGATTTGCGCCCTGAACGCAAAAGGTTGACGCGGGTATACCCCCATGGTATTGTTGGCATGCCACAAGCCGGATGTATGGCCCGGATTCTCGGCCCCTAGACAAGAGAGGTGAGCTGTCGGCGAATGCCGGGGGCGGTACAAGAGACCCGCCCAACCATTTCGCAATCAAACTGATGACCTGTTTTTTCGTATGGGTCGCGGTCATCCTGTCCTTGCCTGTAGTGCTGTTGCTTCGCGCTACCGAGACCAAGGGTGCCCGGATCTGTCGCCTGCGGGCGAACAATCACAAATGGAAATCAATCGCTTCCCGCTATGGCGTGAGCGTAACAACGGTGCGCCGTTGGTCTATGGCTTGACGCTTGCTTGCGGGTATGCCATACTTTGATCAAGCGGGAGACCGCATCATCAAAAACAAATGACCGTCGCAACTGCTCAAGCTCAAACCTTTCAGCCAGGTCAAATCGTTTACGCGCAATCAGGCTGCACGATGACCCACGTCAGCTTTTTTGTTGTTGACCGAGTAACCGCCAAAAGCGTTTGGTTTCGTTCAATCAGCAAGTTCACAACTGACACGTCCCACGGCCAAGGAACAGTTGTTCCAAACCCACTGCGTCAAGCTCCTGATCATTGCGTTTTTCGCATGAAGATCCAGCTCAACGACGACGGCTCACAATGCGCTTTTGATCGCATTGACGTTTTTCAAATCTGGGACGGCCAACCCTGCTACGTCAATTCCTGGGATTAATTACACCCTCGGCTCTGGAGACAGGGCCTCTCTTTTTCCTTTGCTTTAATACCATGCTTGGCTACCACCACACCAGCCTTAACTTGTTCGAAGCTTTCGAGCGTCATCAAGATGAGCTTCAATCACGTAACAGCCTGTTAGCTCTTGACGCCGCGCCAAGTCACACCTTTTACGTCGAGGCATTCTTTAACGGCAATCCTGAATGGACTGAGTACGCCTACGACGAACGTGAGCTTCAAAACCTCAAAAATGACGCTATCGACTCTGGCTGTACTTTTACTGTTCGCCTAGAGGACGACGACAATGCCTGAATTAAACGACAGTCAACTTGACAACTTATGTTCTGCCATGTGGCACATCGCAAGCTCATTAAAAAGCATAGAGCTAAACCTAGAAGCTCTTAATAGCCATAGCTCTGCGTTAAGCGACATCAGCCTTTCTTTAGAAGCTTTTTCGCCTGCTTTTTCAGAAACGCACCCTAAAGGCAGGTTTGGTCGCTTAGTTGAATTGTTAGAAGAAGCGGAGTACATGAAACGACAAAAACCGTAATTATTCCCGTCGGGGCGCCTGATGCCCAGTCTCTTCCAGGGCTGAAAGCCATACAACACCCACCCCCGTGGGAAAAGCAGGGCGGGCCTGATGTCCCGATCAATACCCCGACAACTAAAAATTAATTAACTACTACTGTTTTTTTATTTTCAAAACCATGGCTTTTTTCTTTTACAAGGATTTGTTGCATGTAACACCTGCTGCCCAAAAAGCTTGGCTTTACATCTTTAGCTCTTGGGATCTTCACAATGAAGACGGCAGCGAAATTTTAGAAACTGAATGGTGTGATGGCTTTTACCCTGTTTTGGCATATGCCACTGCCTGGAAACCAAAAGAAAATGAAACTCCTGCCTATATGATTGTTGACGATTGTGAAGGTGCTTTTTGGATTCTTCATTCGCAGGGCGAAGTTAAGACATTGCTTTTTTGCCAAGACAAACGGCCAAGCGCCGAGTATGCGCGGCAGCGAGTTGTGAAAATAGATTCTGAAGCCTTTGCAGGTAATTGGGTTGAAACAGCGCATCCCTTGGACTTGGACGGAGCAATGCCCCCCAGATTTGTTTGTGGCGGTTGAAATGACTCAAGACGATTCCCTTCGCGCCAAAGCGCGTCAAAATACGCTCCGTGCCTTCCTTTCTTATGAAGCCAAGCTCAAGCTCGCTTATGCCCGCAGCCAGAATCCGAAACCTCGAAGACGGCACAGTGCAAATAAGCCTCGGGGCGCTGAAGGGCTATGTGAGTAGCCACCACCTAATCACTCCCAAGATTTATCAGATGCAAGAGGCTTACCGGAAAGCCCATCCACACCTTGATCTTTGACCGACCATCTTTTGTTTCCCCTGTTAACTTCAGGGCATGGCTAAATCCACTAACGCGGAGATGGAGCACAGGGTTTCAACTGTGTATGGCTTGTTTATCAAGTCATATTCCCGCTTTGAAATTTTGCAATATGCAGCCGAGCAGTGGGGTGTTAGCGAAAGAACTGCTGATATCTACATGCAGCGGGCTCGCCTGTTAATTCAAAAAGACTCAGAGATTGAACGCCCTGAATGGTTAGCTGCTGCAATTGCACGCCTTGTTAAATATGAACAGAAGGCAGGGCGTGACGAAAATTTGCAGGTTGCAATCAAGGCTCTTGAGACTCAAGCCAAGCTCCTTCGCTTCGACATGAACTGATGCCGTTGCTGACTGGTCTTTGCGAACCGACACGGCTCCTTGCATTTGCTGAGCCACCAGACCAAAAAGCAACCGAAGATATTCTCAACAGAATCAGGGCAGATTTACACCCTGGGCAGCGTCAGTTTGTAGACGACCAAAGCACCGAAATCATCGGTGTCTCTGCTGGGTATGGCGCAGGTAAGACGCGGGCCTTGTGTGCCAAAGCTGTATTCATGGCCGCGGCCAACCAAGGCTTTACAGGCTGCGTCATGGAGCCAACTGGGCCTTTAATTCGCGACATCTGGCAAACAGACTTTGAAAATTTTTTGGAGGAGTATGAAGTCCCTTACACCTTCCGAGCATCGCCGCTTCCTGAATACACACTGCACCTAGAAAAAGACACCAAGTTGCTTTGCCGCAGTTTTGAGAACTGGCAAAGAATCATTGGCTCTAATTTTTCGCACATTCTTGCCGACGAAGTAGATGTTGTTTCGCCTGGCATTGCG